CTTCTTCAATCGGAAATTCATTCTCTACGCTATTGACAATTTCTATTTTGCTTTCCGTATCTCGAAACAATAACTCGCATTTGATGAAATGGAATAGAAAATCTTTGACGTTTCCGTATTTAAACTTTGATTCGTTTTTTAGGCAGTTCAGATAAGCGTTTGAAATGACTGTGTCGGCTTCAATTCGTAGGTTGATACGATTCAATAGGTACATCGTGTACTTCTTTACATCAATGTAGTGGTTTGTTAGGTATTTATCTAGTGAGTCCTTCATACCATATAAAAAAGTCCTTAATAAATATCTTTCTTCTTACCATAGAGCAGAAACAATCTTTGCTTTTGATTCCGTTTACTCGTGCATAAATAGCATCTAATTTTTTACATGATACTTTTGAAGTCTGAATAGTTGAATCAGCTAATTTGATTGATTCGATGTAGTCTAGTTCAGCTTGTTCAAACATAACGAAAGAATGTAAGTTGATAAAGAAGTGATACAAGCAAAGGTAAAACTACCCGAATAGATTAGTCCGCTCCAAAAGCCAATGCACTTAAAACAACCTAGTCCAGAATAAACCCAATTTGTTAAAAAGTTAATCGGTAAATGGTCAAAAATCCAATCTATCACAAACTGAATCGGCTCAAATTCGACAAACCACCAAGCAAAAGCGACAATAATTAAATACTCCATGACGTTTTTTTTGTCAAATATATGATTAAATTCTAATCAATGCCTTTATAAAGTAAATTTATTATTAAAATGTAGATTAGATTTCTCATTCTTTCGTGTTTTTATAGGTTTCATTATAATACTGCTCTGCTCTTCCAATGTTAGGGTCTAGGTTTGTTCCCATTGAATCATAGACTGCTTTTATTATTTGCTGCTTCTCCATTTCTTGAGATATAAATATTTGTGATTTAGTTATAAATTTTTGAGTTTCTAATAAACCTACTAAGTATTCTACTGCTGTTTGTTTCATTCCGTTTCTTTTAAATATAACTCTATAACTCTAATGCTCTTCTCTAAATCGTCTCTGAACTGTCCTTTCTTCCTACATCTTACTATTCGTTTAATCACGTCAAATTCATAAGCGTTTAGTTCGTGTTGACTAGCAAATAGGTAAAGGCTTCCGTTCGTGTTATCGTAGTGCGTATCTTTCATTCCTTTAGTTTTTGTTTGTATTTCAAAAGTAATTCTTTTAATTCAATCTTCGTAAATTTTCTTGTTTCGTATGCTTTTTCACGCAAAACTATGAATTCGTCTTTCCCTATTTTCTTCTCCAGGTTGATACCATATTCGATTAGATTTCCATGCAAAAATGTATTACAATATTCGCATTGAAGATGTACGTTATCTTCGTCAAATCTTACGTTGGCATGACCTCCCGAACTAAAATAATGCCCAGCATTCTCTTTCTTGCAAGGCTTGTTACATGATATACAATTCAATCCTTTGTCTCTTTTCCGAATCCAAGAATTAAACACTTGCTGCGTTAACTTTAGATAGTCCTGGAGCGTCAACAAGTCCTCTTTTTGTTTAATCTTCTTCTCCTTTTTTATAGCAGATAGATTCTTCATTGCTTGTGCAGTTTTCAAACATACCTCGCAACGATTGGATTTTATGGTTGAATTAAACTTTTGCTTTGGCTCAAATGGCTCTGAGCATGATTTACATTTCTTCATAATCAAAAATTGAAGTTTGATTTACATTTTGTTTATGTATTATTCCCATTGCAGTATCAAGGATTGTTTTTCCCGCTTCATAGTCTACTAGGTTACGAGCCATTTTTAAAACTGATTGAGTTCCTTTATATTTTGTAAAATCATAATCGTGAAATTCACACAAACCTTTTAATTCTTGTTTAGCCGAACTTATTGCAAACCTTCTATCTCCTAAATCATTAGGTAATATAAAATTACACCAGTACAAATGTCTTCCTTTTTTTTGTCCTTCAATCAATGGTGTATAGTATGGTATTACATTTTCAACTACATACTTACCTTTAAAGTAATGTTGTAAAAATAGTATCTCTTGGTAAAGCATCATATCCGGATAAATAGCATCTGTTGTAGTATCGTAATTAGAACTATTCCAATACCTCGCTCTTGAATGACTTGGGCAAGGAGGACTGCTCCAAATAAAATCAAACTCCTTATAATGGTCTAATAAATATTGGTGTGCATCTGCAACAATTACCGTATCATTTGGGAATCTTTCTTGATATAATCTCGCTGCTTCAGGGTCTAACTCAACCGCAGTAATTTCATGTTCTTCTCCCCACTTGTATCGATTACCGCCTAGACAAGCGTATAAATTTAGTATCTTCATAATTCAATTTCCTCCTCTTGTTGTTTATTTAACTCTTGCTTCAAATATAATATTTCCAAACGTAAGCTGCTATTAATTCGCTCAAAAGTAGCATTATCTTCTTCAAGCATTTTAAAGACTTTTAAAGCATCGTTGAGGTCATTTGCTTCTCTTTCTATTGCTTTTACTTTTTCTTCGCTTAGATTGGCTAATTTCATTCTAAAAAGCAATCGGTTGATGCTTATCTTTATGTTTAGTCTTGCGATTAGTATATCAGTTGATTTCATAGTACATTTTTATAATCCACAATATCCTGAATCACATTCATTAAAATCTTCTTCAAATAGATTTAATTGTGTTTTCCAATTCTTAATTTTTTCATAACTCATTCCATTTTTAAAAGTACGTTTACCAAATTCCGCATTTTTATTTTCTGCATCTATAAACCAATCAAATTTATTAGGGTGCTTTTCTGACATTAGTTTTAAAAGTATTTCATTTCGATGAAAACATCCTACACAATTATTCATCCAAGCAAATCTAATTGGTTTACCTTTCCAAAATTCTTCAATAGTATCTTTAAAAATTGAATCATTAATTAGCGGAAAAGATGGTTTTTGCCATTCTATTTCTTTCCATTTATTTCTTCCGTTTTTAGATTGTCCTACAATAGATTTAAAAGTTAATATTCCGTTTTTATTTAACTTTTCTATCATTGTTTTAGCCCTTCTCATTTCGTTAGCCCTAAAACCTATTCTCATTTCAACTGGTTCATTAAAATTTTCTTTCCACCAATCAAATAAAGGTTGTAGTTTCATTTCAGTTGTGCAAAATCTTTGAGTAACATTTGGTAAGTAAATTTTTGATTTACCACCATTATTTCTCATGATTACTTCATCAAATGTTTTACCACTAACCCAATCAATTTTCTGACCTATAAATTGCTCAAGGTCTAACATTGTGTAAATTATTGCGTCTTCTTCTAATGTTCCTATAAATTCTTTACCAATCTTATCAGATACGATTTGTCTGATTTTAGCGTCAGGAAATAAACATTTTAAATCGTCAGTTCTAACTAAAGAAAAAACGTTATAATCCGCTGGATAATTTGCTGCAATGTATGCTGATGTTTTACCACCCGATATACTGTTTACTGTTTTCATTCTTTTATTCTATAAAAAGTTTGTAACTCATTTGACATTGGATTGCTTCGTCTTTTGATAGCGTCAACTCCTCCAATTTTAAAACCTAATCCATTATTGAAATCAAATAGTAAAGGATTGCCAAGTTCAGTTTGTTGACCTCCAGTATCTCGGTCTTTGATTTTTTCAACTTCTATCATAGTTTGAAACTTCATATCGGGATGCTTAACCAATCGATGAATCACAATCATGTCATCACATCGGTTTAAGAATGGTTTACCTCCTTCAATATGCGCTTTCAATGGTGGCTTTAAATGCCCAAACCAATGATGCTCTTGTGGGTATAACATTCCACTTCTACCGCTTTCCGAGTTTGGATGTGTTGAAATATACAAAGTCTTCCCTGATTGATTGCAAAATTGTCTCGTTTCGTTGAGAAATTCGTAATTATCCGAGTGCTGCATACCTCTATCCAATCCCGTAAATGGGTCTATAAATCCAACATCTGAATTAGTGCTGCCGATTATATCTAACATTTCTTTTGGTTTGTAGAGTTTATTGTTAGAAACAAAAGTAAAATAATACTCTATAAACGATTCGTGTTTTTTTATTTCGTTATATGTTAAATCTTGGAATTTTTTACCCGAATACATTTGTATTAAATCCCTCATTACTTGACCGCTTGAATTCTCACCCATCCAAATAGTAAATTTCAAATCGTGAGTAGTAGCTAACGCCAGGAAGTACCATTCCATAAAATATGACTTACCTACATTATCATGTCCTAAAACTATGTTTAGTTGTTTACGTTTAAATCTAAGGTAATCGTCTAAAGTGCATCCAATACCTAATCCCTTAGAAATTTTACCATCCTTAAAATCTTGTAAGTATTGGGTGCTATGTCCGTTTTGTAGTATCATTTGTTTGCTTCAAGTTGTTTCATTACATTTTCATATTGAAGTTGTTCTATGCTTTTTTTGTTTATGATAACTTCTTTAAAAAATGGTAAAGTATTTAGTAAGGTAGATTTCCAATTCTTAATTTGTTGAATTTTACCATTGCGATTAACACACCAATCATTTACTAACCAAGATTGGTATTTTAGTCTAACTTCATTTGTATCAACATTTGGTTTGTTAAATAAAGCATAAGCTATAAAATCTTCAATAGTAGGTATTCGTATAGCATTAACATTTACATTATCATTAACATTAACAGTTAAATCCGTTGCAACGGAATCAACGTTCGTTAAATCCGTTAAAGTTTGTTCTTTCTTTAAACGTCTTGATTCAGCACTTTTCTTTCCAGCTTCAGACCATTGTTCACGCTTACCTTCGTACTTTTCTAAATCTCTTTTTAATTGTCTTTTAATTGGTATAAAAGAAACTTTAACAAGTGTATCTTCAGTTATTGGATTCTTATCATTTACATATTTCAAAATGTGTTTAATTAATTTACCCGCTATCTCATCAGGTAACTCTTCAAATAATTCTTCATAATCTGCATAAAGCAAAAATCCTTTTTTATCCTCTGCCATAATTTTATAAAATAAAAAAGCCCTAATTAAATCCGTTGCTTCTGACTTCAACTTCATTAAAAAGGGCAATAATTTCTTAAGTTCCTATAATGTCAGAAGGGAACGTGTACAAATATAACGTAATTTTTAACTAAAGGTTGCTTTTCTTAATAAACTTTTTTGAATAAATACCTCTTCTCGAATCGCATTCATCCTCCCATTCATCTAAAAGCCATACATCGTAAACCAAGTCGGGAAGTATGTCCGCCTTTTTAACTGCATCTTCTTTACTGTTTGCATTACCAATCCAAAAAGCAGGTTGATTCTCTCGGTAGTAAAACACTTTGTAATAAGTTTTCATAGCACCAGGTTATTATCGTTTACAAATTCTCTTATTTGCTCTCTGAGATAGTAAGCCATGTCTGATTCATCGGTTGTAGCTTCCCTATCTTGATACATTCCATGCTTGGTTGTGTACCTTAATAATTGGTCTAGCTGCATTACTGTATGTTTCCAATCAAAAGCCTCCATGGCTAGTTTAGCATCTTCTTGGTCATCGTATTCAATTGTTATTTTCATAGTTGTTGGTTTTAAATAAGAGGGCTTTTACACCCTCAATTTATTAAAATGGTAAATCAGTACTATTTGAACTTTGCATACTCATTCCCGTAGGCTTTGCTTCCGTTCTTTCAACGTACTCCGCTTTGACAATCTTTCCATCAGTCCACGCTACCTTTCCGTTACCTACATATTTTTTAGGCATTTTCGACTCTCGGTCTTCTTTCGACTGCGCTACGAAGATACTTGCGTTGTTTCCGTAATCGTCTTGTTTTTCGTTTACACTCATGGTATACTTATCGTACCCACCTTGTGCATTTTTAATACTGAAATTAATTAATGAACTCATGATAAAATTGTTTTTAATTGTTCGTAATATTGACGCGCCTCTTTGACCCGTTCAATTATCTTTGCTTGTGCTTCTTCGTCTTTTTGCACAATAAATCTTTTTATTCTTAACTCATTCGGTATTTGGTCAAAGTTGTGTGAAAGTTGTACCGCATTTCTAACATCTAAGTCCTCATCAATTAAATGTAATTTCCAATGCTCACGTCTTACCTCGTCTTCAACTATCTCAA